TTAATCAATTGCCTCAAATCAAACTACCCGAAAGTCAACAAGAACCTTTTGTGGTATGAATCACAGAAAGCATAAACAATCTGTGAATCTTAAAAAGAAAAAAATGCATACACCTGAAGGATACTTAAAAGATCCACCAGACGCAGTATGTCCTCATTGTGGAAAGTCTGGTAAGTCTTGTTCTTATGTGAATAGTTTATCAAGAGCATGGGCACGAGATACTTGTAAGAAGAAAAATGGTAATAAATAATCATAAGTTGCAACTACTTATGGTTCCTCTACATTCTTTTAAGGACTATCTGTTTAATCTTGAAACGACCAGTAAAGCAGAAGCAAAACGAATGTGGAGGAGGAATATAAAAGAACAATGGGAGCACAAGTGTGCCTATTGTGAGTCAGAAGACAATATCACATTAGACCACATTACTCCACAGTGTAAAGGTGGTTTAGATATTAAGACGAATGTGATTGCATGTTGCCATTCTTGTAATCAATCCAAGGGGCATACTCCTTGGGAGCAGTGGTATTATAATCAGTGTTTCTTTTCTGAAGAGAATTATGAGAAGATTAAAGAATGGATGAAACCAGAAAAACCAAGCAATGTTTATGCATATCGTCCAAGAAGAAATAATGCCTCGTGAGGTTTTATAAATAAATCAAAGGCAGTAAATACTGCTCCTTTGGTAAATACCGAATGCGATAAATGTCAACTCCGATAAGGATAAAAAGATCTGCCGTTCCGGGTAAAAGACCTACAACAAATCAACTCTTAAGTGCTGAATTAGCATATAATACTTACGACGGTGAGTTAACTGCTAAGAGAGAGCGTCCTGGAATTGGTACAGATATCGTTCGCATCGGTGCGGGAGCAACCGTTACAAATATTATCTATGTCACAAAAGACGGAAACGACGCAAACACAGGACTCAAACTTGGAGACGCAAAAGCAACCATCACAGGAGCAATCGCAATTGCCTCAGCAGGTTCCGTTATTAGAGTTAGTGCTGGATCTTATGTAGAAAATAATCCAATTGACGTTCCTAATCAAGTTAGTATTATTGGTGATAGTTTAAGAGAGGTCTCAATAATTCCACAAAATCAAGGAGATCTTTTTTATGTTGGTGTAGGAAACTATATTGCTGAGATGGCATTTACGGGCGCAGCAAATACCGGTGCTATTTTTGCATTCAATCCAAACAAACCATCTTATAATAATCAATCACCTTATATTCAGAACTGCACCAATTTCATTCCAAATAGTATTGGAATGAAGATTGATGGTAGATATTCAATTGGACCAACAAAGTCAATGGTTCTTGACTCTTATACTCAATATAATCAAGGTGGTATTGGAATTTCAATTACTAATGAAGGATATGCTCAGTTAGTTTCACTCTTCACGATTTGCCCAGACACAGCAGTCTTTTGTGGAAGTGGTGCTGCTTGCGACCTTACAAACTCTAATGCTTCTTTTGGTAACTATGGTCTGGTTGCTGATGGAGTTGGACCAAGAAAGTATACTGGAATTATAACTCAAACCGCAGCAGCAAATAGTGATACTTTTACTCTTAATGTTTCAACTTCACCTGTAGCAATTTCAACAGCATCTTATTCGAATACAACAGGTTTAACAACGATTACAACATCAACTGCTCATGGGTTTGAGGTTGGAATGGGTGTGACGATTAAGAATCTTGCATTCCTTTGCCCATCAGCAGGTGACCCACCAGATATTCCTGTAAGAGCAATTACAAATGCGGTTTATGATAATGTAACTGGAATTACAACAATTACGACTTCTATTGGGAATCACCTTTTCAGTGTTGGAATGGGGGTCAGTCTTGCAGGACTTGGTTTTACTTGTCCTTCTGGACCAGGAATTGTAACGTATCCAAGTGGTAGAGAAGGATATGTTTTTAGAGTTGATAGTGTTCCAGCATCAAATCAATTTACTGTAAATGTCGGACCATCAACTTTACCTCATACTTATGTGTCTGGGTCTGGTGGAACTGCAACCTTTATGGGTTATACATTCCCCAGTGGAAATTATGGATATGTGTTTGAAATTCAGTCTGTTCCGAGTTCAACATCATTCTCTGTCTATACTGGAATTTCAACACTTGCTCATAATTATGTTGCAGGTGGAGTTGCAAAAATTAATGTATCACGACCTTTTGATGGTCAGGTTGTTTACTTTGATGATCTATATTATACCGTCAATAAGATTCAAGTAAGTTCTGGTGGAACTGGATATAATTCAAGTCCAATCGTTACAATTTCTACACCTTCAACTGACTGGGGAGTTCTGGCAACAGCAGTCGCAGAAGTAACAAATGGAAGTGTAACTGCAATTGAAATTGTTTCAAGTGGAAGAGGTTATACTGCACCACCAACTCTTACAATTGCTGGTCCTAATATTGGAATAAATACAGCAACAGCTACTTTACAACTTCTTCCTACTTATTATTCAATCTTAAGTTCGACTCCAGTTTCTTCTGGAATTTGTACGATTACGGTGAGTGATAATGTTCCTTATGCTGTTGGTGTTGGATCTACGGTTCCATTTTTTAAGCAGAGTAGAGTATTAGCATCTGGGCATTCTTTTGAATACATTGGTTCTGGTACAAATATTAATGGTGCTCTTCCTGCTCAAGGTGGTGTTCCAATTCAAGATAATGAGACTGATTCTCGTAATGGTGGAGTAGTTGTTTATACAAGCACGGATCAATCTGGTAATTTTAGAATTGGTGATGGAGTTTCAATTAATCAGCAAACAGGAACTATTTCTGGTGCAACATATTCTAAGAGTTTATTCTCAACTCTTACACCATTTATCTTAGCACTCGGAGGAGAATAACAAATGGCATTAGCACTTAACGTATTTAAAACAATTACTAAAGTTGCCACAACAAATGCAGTTGGAATTTATACTGCACCAGTTGGATATACTGGGGTTGTACTTTTAGCACAGGCAGCAAATATTGGTGGTGGAACTCAAACAGTTTCTTTTTCTCATCAAAGATCAACTGCAGGAATCGCAGTCACAACTGAAATTTTAAAAACTTTTCCAATCTCTGGAAATGATACTGCAAATCTTGTTGCAGGAAAATTAGTATTGGAATCTGGTGATGTTCTTGTTTTATCTGCAAGTAATGGGACAGATATTAAATTTCTTGGAAGTATTTTAGAAACACTTAACTAAAATGGCAAAATACGTCAGCGGCAGACAACAAAATCTTAAGGTTGGGTTATCCTCTTATAGTGAGAATTTAACTTCAATAGAGGTAATTGGAAATGTTGGTATTGCAACTACAAATGCAACATCAAAACTTTATGTCGTTGGTGACGGATATTTTACTGGTATAGTTACTGCATTCAATTTTAGTGTTGGAAATAGTTTAGTCGGTGCTGCAGGTTCTTTTTCTCAACTTCAAGTAACTGGTATTTCTACATTCATCAACGGACCAGTATTAGTAGGAACAGCAACTTCAACAGGAACTGTAGGTCAAGTTCTTCAAGTTAGTGGTATTAACTCCAGTGTTTATATTGGTGGCAATCTTGGCATAGGAACCACCAATCCAACTTCAAAACTTCATGTCGTTGGTAATGTATTAATTGTTGGTATCACAACATTAGGTATTACATCAGCAACAAACTTAACATCACAACAACTTAATGTTTCTGGTATAACAACATTAGGTATTACATCAGCAACAAACTTAACATCACAACAACTTAATGTTTCTGGTATCAGTACTTTAGGTATTACAAGTACCACAAACTTAACATCACAACAACTTAATGTTTCTGGTATCAGTACTTTAGGTATTACAAGTACCACAAACTTAAGATCCCAACAACTTAATGTTTCTGGTATTACAACATTAGGTATTACATCAGCAACAAACTTAACTGCGCAACAACTTAATGTTTCTGGTATCAGTACTTTAGGTATTACAAGTACCACAAACTTAACATCACAACAACTTAATGTTTCTGGTATCAGTACTTTAGGTATCACATCAGCAACAAACTTAACCGCACAACAGTTAAATGTTTCTGGTATTACTACTCTTGGTGTTACTAGTACCACAAACTTAACATCTCAACAACTTAATGTTTCTGGTATTACAACATTAGGTATTACATCAGCAACAAACTTAACTGCGCAACAACTTAATGTTTCTGGTATCAGTACTTTAGGTATTACAAGTACCACAAACTTAACATCTCAACAACTTAATGTTTCTGGTATCAGTACTTTAGGTATTACAAGTACCACAAACTTAACATCTCAACAACTTAATGTTTCTGGTATCAGTACTTTAGGTATCACATCAGCAACAAACTTAACATCACAACAACTTAATGTTTCTGGTATCAGTACTTTAGGTATCACATCAGCCACAAACTTAACATCTCAACAACTTAATGTTTCTGGTATCAGTACTTTAGGTATTACAAGTACCACAAACTTAACATCTCAACAACTTAATGTTTCTGGTATTACCACATTAGGTGTTACATCAGCAACAAACTTAACATCACAACAACTTAATGTTTCTGGTATTACCACATTAGGTGTTACATCAGCAACAAACTTAACATCTCAGCAACTTAATGTTTCTGGTATCTCTACGTTTAATGGTAACGTTTATGTACCTTCTTCATCGGTTGGTATAGGAACTACAAATCCTCTTCAAAGATTACAAATAGGAACAGCAAATACTTTAGGTATCAATACGAATGGAACAGTATTTGTTGTTACTTCTAATGCCGATGTTGGTATTGGAACCACAAATCCAATAGCAAAACTTCATGTCATTGGTGATGGTAGATTTACTGGAGTCATAACTGCTACTACTTTTGTAGGAAGTCTTACTGGAACTGCTTCAACAGCAGGAGTATCTACAAGTGTTATAGGTGGTATTGCTTCTGTAACTCAACTAAGTGTTTCTGGTATTTCTACCTTCAACAATGATGTTCATATACCTTCTTCATCGGTTGGTATAGGAACTACAAATCCTCTTCAAAGATTACAAATAGGAACA